TGTATCGTGATTTTTTCCTTGATATTGGTGGCTTTGATGAATCTTACCGGGACGGAGCGGCATTCGATGACAACGATTTTCTGTGGACACTTGAGAAAAACGGGGCCGTTTTCTGCATGAGGGACGATCTAGTGGTCGATCATTACCCCACTTCCACAAAATGGCCTAGCGGCGGATGGGAGAAAAACCGGGTGATCTTTGAGAATAAGTGGTCAGACTACATGAGAGATAGGGGCATAAATTGAGCATTACTAATTATAGCGAATTGAAAACTGCCGTGGCCAGTTGGCTGAATCGTGACGATTTGACGACTTATATCCCTGATTTTGTCACGTTAGGGGAAGCCATGATTTACAGGCAGTTACGCATTAATGCGATGGAAACCGCATTAAATGTCACCATTTCAAGTGGTGTCGCTGCTGCTCCTTCTGACTACGTTGAATTGAAGCATGCCTATTTGGATGGTGCGCCCACAAGATGGCTAAAACGCGCTGATCCTAAATTCATCTACGAAAAATATCCGGTAAGGTCTTCTGATTCAAGACCTGCATTTATCGCCAGGGAAGGATCTAATTTTATATTCGGCCCTTATCCAGATTCAGGCTATACGATAAAAGGCATTTACTACGCAAAGTTAGAGGCTTTGTCAGATTCCAACACAACAAACTGGTTCACGACTAATGCCCCTGATCTTTTGCTTTATGCCTCGCTGATGTCGGCTGAACCGTTTTTGAAAAATGATCAAAGACTTCTTGTATGGGGAAGCTTATATAGCAACATTAAGGACGATATACAACGGGAGGAAAATAACGAACAATTCTCAGGCGGTGGCCTGTCAATGGGTGTGGAATGATTATCCCATTTGGTGAGTACGCACCAGATAGGCCAGATTTCGGAAACCAAGGGGCTATTGTCGCAAAAAATGTAATCCCGCATGATACGGGTTATGAACCATTCAACTCCATTTCGCCTTACAGTAGTGCTTTAGATGCTTATTGTCGCGGCGCTTTTACGACAACAGACAATACCGGAAATGTTGTCATGTACTCAGGCAATCAATCAAAACTATACAGGTTAATTTCTACCACACAAACGGATTCGTCTAAATCAGGCGGGTATAGCTGCGCATCGGATTCCAATTGGGAATTTGTCAAGTGGGGCAATACGTGTATAGCCACTAATTTTGATGATGATATCCAAAGCATTACTTTAGGCGGCATTCAATTTGCAGATTTAGCGGGTTCTCCACCCAAAGCGCGGCATATCTCAGTTGTCAGGGATTTTGTTGTGGTGGGAAATACTAATGATCCCACTGACGGCAATGTCCCTCATCGTATTAGATGGTCAGGTATCAATGATGAAACATCATGGACTGTTTCACCAACCACACAAGCCGATTTCCAGGATTTGGAAAGTAATGGTGGATGGATACAGACCATTATAGGCAATCAGGAACGTGGCGTTATTTTCCAGGAAAGGGCCATTTGGTTGATGTCTTACGTCGGTTCGCCTGTTGTGTTTCAATTCGACCAAGTAGAGGATGCCAGGGGCGCATATTGTCCAAGAGGTGTAATTTCAGTCGGTAGTGTTATTTATTATATCGCTGATGACGGATTTTACGCATATAGCGCTGGGCAATCCATATCGATAGGCAACAATAAAGTCGATGAGACTTTCCTTGCTGAACTGGATGATTCTTATCTGAACAGGGTAACAGCCGCAGCAGTTCCAAAACATAAAATTATTATCTGGTCATACCCTAGTTCCAATTCGACAGATGGAACGCCCGATAAATGCCTGCTTTATAACTGGAGCAATGGTAAATGGGCGTTTGCTGAGTTTGACCATGAATTGATATTCAGAGCACAGTCATTGGGTTTGACTTTGGATGGGATGGATACCTCTTATCCACAATTGGACCAGATAGAATTTTCCCTTGATTCCAAAGTTTGGATGGGCGGTGCATTGCAGCTTGCGACTTTCGACACAGATCACAAATTGTCCTATTTCACGGGCACGGCTCAAGATGCGACGTTTGAAACAGGCGAGTTTCAGGCATTTAAGGGAAAGAGCGCAGAGATAAACGAACTAACACCATTAGTAGACGGTGGAACGCATAGCGTCCAAGTTGGTACACGCGATACACAGGATGATACTGTTTCGTGGAGTAATGAAATCAGCGAAAACACATCAGGAAAATGCAATATTCGCTCTAATGCGCGCTATCATCGAATCAGGGTAAAAAATACAGGTAATTTCACAAGCGCGGTTGGCGTTGAAATCAATAATGTTGTTCCAACAGGTGATAGGTAATGGAGCAATCAACAGATCTGCTGCCATCACAATGGCATAATGTTAATGATTTTCTGAGGAAGGTCAGTCTTGCCGTTAATAATATCCTGCGAGGCAAAACAAACAATACGGGCTCTGTGACATTAACGGAAAGCACCGCAACAACAACATTGACTGACATCAGAATAGGTATTAATTCCGTAGTTGTTCTGCAACCTACAACAGCGAATGCTTCTGCTGAGATAGGGGCAGGGACTATTTATTTTAATGATCCAGGAGATGGGACCGTAGTAATCAACCATGCAAACAATGCTCAAACAGATAGAACCTTTAAGTACGCCATCATCGGTTGAAATTATTGGGGTTCCTTCTGATAAAATAGATGAAGTTTGGGAATATGCCGCGCCTTTTCTTCAAAAAGGTTTGGACTATGGACCGGATAAATGGGGTCTTGACAGTATAAGACAGTCCTTGCTCGACATGAAGCTACAATTATTTATTGTTATGCAAGACAAAATGCTCGCCGCATTAGTGACAGATGTTACACAGTATCCCCTTGAAAAAACCTTGAGTGTGATGTGCTTAGGCGGTGAAAATGTGGAGTTATGGATAGATAAGTTATTGAAAACATTGGAGAAATGGGCCGATGAGATGGGCGCTACTTTTGAAGTGGTTGGCCGTCCCGGATGGGAAAAGATACTTGATTATAAAAGAGTGGCCGTCATATTGAGGAAACAGACATGAGAGTACATACAAAAATTGTTATTGATATAGACGGCAATGTTTTGGAAGATGAGTATTACGAATACTACGGTCCTGTTTGTGAGTGTGGCGGAGGGAAAAAAGGTGGTGGAAGTGAGGACCAAACAGTTACAACAGAACCACCTAAATGGTTACAAGGCCACCAACAATCACTAGCGGAACAAATGAGGCAATATTTCGGCGGTCCCGCGACAGGTGGTAGTGGTGGGAAATTCGGATTGGGCGCGGGATTACCCGCCACAGAAGGCACGGCTGAATTCTTCCCCGGACAAACCTTCGCAGGATTCGCCCCTGAACAAGAAGAAGCACTGGGACTTCAATCTGCCAGAGCTAGGGCCGGATCGCCTGTGACAAGATCCGCGCAAGATTTGGCGACGTCAACATTACGCGGAGATTTTTTGTCGGGTGGTCCTGGATTCGATGCCGCTTATCAATCCGCAGCAAATCGCATTATACCGCAAGTTAGTTCGCAATTTGGCCGTGCTGGTCGCACTGGAAGCGGATTAGCGCAAACCGCTCAAACGGGCGCTTTGGGTGACGCTTTTGCTAATTTATATGATCGGGAGCGTGGGCGACAAGTGACGACATCGGCCTTAGCGCCACAATTGGCCGCTCAGGATTACGCAGATATTTCCGCACTTTCAGGAGTCGGCGCACAACGCCAGGGAATGGAACAACAAGGAATTAATGAACAAATGGCAAGGCATGACTTTCCTTATCAACAGTTAGTAAGGCAGGCAAATTTATTGTCTACGCTAACTCCTGGAGCGGGGTCTGTGCAAACTTCACCATTGCACCGCAATACCGGTGCGGGGATTCTAGGCGGTGCTTTAGTGGGTGGCGGGTTAGCAGGTGAAGGCGGCCCGCTTTCCGGTATGTTGCCCCCATGGTTGGCTGCATTAGGCGGCGGATTGCTTGGAGGGTTCTTCTAATGGCAAACGGACTACTTGATTTGCTTTCCCCAGAAGAAAAAGCCTATGCGCGCAATCAGGGGCTTTTGGGCCTTGGCGCTGGATTATTGTCTGGCTCTGGGTATAGTTCGCGTCCGACGACATTAGGTCAGGCTGCCGGCAGCGGTGTTCAAAACATGCAGCAATTGCAACAGCAGGCAGTGCAAAATGCTTTGCAAAGGCAAATGATGCAATCCAGGCTTGGCGGTGTGACACCTTCCGCTGTCAATGAGTTTAAGTATTGGCAGGGTCTCTCTAAAAAAGAAAAGGAACAGTTTTTAAGGGTGAAGCGATCCCAACAGTTTCTCGATACTGGTGCCGGTTTTGTCGCGCCGAGTGGTGTTGATCCTACTCAGACACAGCCAGTCGCTACAAAAGAACTTCCACCCGCACAAAGACCGGAAACCAAAAAGGCGCAAAAGGTTGCTGAGATTACAGGCAAACAGATCGCTGAGAAACCACAAGCCACATTAGCGACAGGAACCACCATTGATAACCTGAAGTTAATGCAACAGTCAGTTGGTGAAATAAGGAAACATGCTGGATTGCCACGTGTTACGGGTCCAGTGTTTGGAAGAACACCAAACCTGACAGGCAGCGCAACGGGCGCGCAATCTCTTATCAATAAACTCCGTTCACAGACATTCATCAATGCATTGCAGTCAATGCGAAATGCATCCAAGACGGGTGGCGCTGTGGGCCAGGTTTCAGATGCGGAGGGCAAACGACTGGAGAATTCCATGGCCGCATTGGAGCAGGCGCAAACAACTGAGGACTACAAGAAACAGTTAAACATATTAGAGGAACAGTTACAGAAATCCGTGCAACGCATCGAACAGGCTTATAAAGACACCTACGGCGAAGACTTCACGCCACAGGCTGTACAAACCCCCGAGACTCCGCCGCTACCTGAAGGATTCACAATTCGA